TCAGGAAATTCAGAAATTACTGCGTTGATTTCATCTTCTAGTTTCTTAGCATCTAATACACCGTTTTCTAGAACTTTTGACATGTCAACTAATCTTGCTGCTCTTTCAACTTTTTTGACGTCAACACCAGCTTTGGCCATAGCAAGTGCTATTTTGTCAGTATAGTCTGATTGAGCAATCTCTTTTTGTTCTTCTTGTCCTTTGTCTTCTTGCTTGTTTTGAGTGTCTTGAATTTGTTTAGAAGTTTCGCCTTGTTCTGCTTTTTCGGCACCCTTGGCATACATTCTTCTGATAAATCCGTCTAACTCATCTTGATTTTTGAAAACTATTGAACCATCGTCACCTTTTTGTGCTACTTGTTTTTTAGCTTTCTCACCCTCATTTTTGTTTTCAGTTTTTTGCTCCTTTTGAGCATTATCTGTTGTAGTTTGAGTATCTACATTTTGTTTTTTTTCGTCTTCCATATTGGAACCTCCCCCGTTTAAGGTCCGTCGACCATATTTTTTGTAATAAAAAAAGAGCCTTTTAAGACTCTAATTCTAAAAATGGCACAAGTTAATGGATTTGAACCACTATCAACAGTTTTGGAGACTGTTGTGCTACCATTGCACTAAACTTGTATATAAAAAAACACCTACATTTCTGTAAGTGTTTATATTTTATTTATCTAAATTATCAATTGCATATTGAGCTTCACTCTTCGTAAATCCTTCTACTGACGATACTAGCTGATTATATATTGCTTTGCTTGACATATTCATGCTTGTTTGATATGTTTTTGCTTTTTCTAAAGCATTTTTATTCCAATCTGCTTCTATATTATCAATTGCATATTGTGCTGCTTCTTTTGTAAAGCCTTCTATTGATGATGTTAGTTGGTTATAAATACCTTGTTTCGACATATGTAAAGAATTAGAATAAGTTTCTGCTTTTTTTAATGCATTCTTTTCCTCTGTAGTAGGTTCTTTTCCCAATGAATATACTATGGTAATTTTGTCCCCTTGATGAGCCACTGTATTCGCTAAAATACTTTGACTTACAAATTTTCCTTTTGTGATATCGTTTGAATACTCTTCGATTATTTTACAATTGATCTTATTTGTATCCATCCATGTTTTTGCTTCTTCTTTTGACATTGTACTAAAATCTACTATTGTAACTTCTACTGAGTTATCTTTCTGATAACTGTTAGTTGAAGTAGTCACGGTTTTACTATTTTGAGTCACACCTATAATTATTCCTAGGCCTACAATAATTATCCAAAACCATCCTCTTTTGTATAATGCTTTTGTGGATTCTTTTTCATATTTTGCCATATTTTTTCCTCCTTTTATTTATATTATAAAAGAAGTATATCACTTTTTTTCAGCATAATTTGTCAAAATTTGTCGAATAGTACAAAATTTTATTTTTTGTTAAACCATCTATCAATTTTTCCGTTCTCAACTGCCTTTGAAAACTCTTCTGCCTCTTTTTTCATTTCATCTGTTATTTCAACTTTCTCATTTATTTGAATTGGTTTAGGTATTTCATTTATCCATCTAGGATTTTTCATTAAATTTCCCTCCATAATAAATAATATTTGTCATCTATTTTCTTTACGTTTTCAACAATAAACTTACTATTTCTTGGATATAATATTTCAGCTTCATCTGGATTAAAGTTTCTTAAGTCTTTTGCTTTGCCCGACACAGTATATATTATTACATTGGCATTTTCATTGTAATCAGATTTACTTGAAAATGATAAATATTCATTGAACATTATTGGTTTATTTAATTTATTCATATCTATAAATTCTTTTAATTTTTTACTACTTCTTATGTCTAAGACTCTTACTATTGTTCCATTGTAGTCATTACATTTTTTCAGTGCTTCATCCAAGTGTTTAATTATGTTCTCTTGAGCATTATCAAATTTGAGATTATTCCTTAATATTTCGTTTATCTTATAACTTTCTGAACTAATATATTGATTTATTGCGTATTGTTCGTCGTTTGACAATCCTATTTTACTACTTTCTATTTGGTTTTGCAATTCATTAGCTTTACTTTGGTAATTTAATACATTTTCAGGTAATAAACTTCCTACTGCCAATCTTTCATATTGTTTCTGTCTTTGTTGTAAATATTGAGTATAAGTATCTTCTTTATCATGATTGTGTTTTGCTTTTTTGACTTCTTCTGGCTCATTATTTATGCCCTCATAATATGTGCTGGCACCATGTTGGCACCTAGGATGAAATAACCCTCCTGCTATTGCAGTGCTTAATAACGGATATTCTCCATCATCTTCTTTTCCTCCAGACCATACATCGTCTATATATACTCTTCCTTCCCACGGTGTACATGCGTCACATGCACCACCATGTTTTGATATATATACTAATGGATTGCCTAATTTCTTTCGCATTTCGCCTTCACCCATTAGATTAGCTCTTTTGTTAGCTGTCCTAATAGCCATGTCACAATAATCAGCTATATTATGTCTTGTACCATTTTTGTATTCAATACAATTAAAGCCTCTTGCTAAAAATTCTTTACTTGCCATATCAATAGCTTGTTTTACTGTTTCTGCTCCTGTATTAGCAAATACTTGTGCTTTATATATAATCTGTCTGTACTGATCATCAGCCATTCTCAATGTTGCATATTTAACATCTTTCATATCATATTTAGTACTTTTTATTAGTGCATCTAATTTTCTGTGATTTAATCCAAAAAAAGACCCACCCAATTGTGAATCTTCTTTCTTTATTATTCCTGCTTTTATAGCTTTCTTATTTGTTCTACTAGCACCTTCTCTAAATTGCTTTCTCATTCGAATTTTAGTCCATATGTTTATCTGTTTATTAAATCCTTTGAAAATTTCTTTATTTTGTTTTCTGTACTGCTCTAACTGCTTTAATTTTAATGCTTGCCATTGTGGCCAATCAAATCCTTTTGCTTTTTCGTCTTCTTTATGACTCCATAATGTTCTTCGCATAGACGCAATTAATTGTAACTCTATTTCTTCCATTACTTTTTTTATATCATATTCATTTTGCATTTAATCACCTACTCTAATGGTTCCATTATATTAGGTTCTTCTTTTTTAATTATTCCTGCTTCTTCTTTTAGTCTTTTTACTTCTTCTTCTTTTTCTTCTTTTGTTAAACTATCACCGTACATTGTATCAACTGTTTTTTCAATGCTCATTACATTTTGACCTGGCCTAGCCTTTGATACCGTTTCTACTGTTGCTTCAAAACTTGGATTAGCATATTCTTTGAAATCAACTATGGCTGTATACTCTCCTGCTATTTTTTCTTGTGCTAAATCATATGTTTTTAAACATATTGTAACCAACTTAGGAATAACCTTTTCTAATACGTCAATTACTTTACCTCTTGTATATTGTGTTGCCTTTTCTTTTTCTCTCTGTGCATCTGCATTATCAAGTTTCTTTACGTCTATTCCTAATGTTGATGGGCTTATTAATCCTTGTAAACATAAATCTAATGCAGTTATATATGACTGCAACATACCTTCGTAATCAAAATCTCCTTTTTCTCTTGTTATCTTGCTGCTTTCTGTTTCTGTTGATGAACTGCCTGTTTTTGCATATCTGTTATCAAATGTATTGGGCTTTAATAAATTGCCATTGTCGTCTGTCGGAATTAAATCTTCTGGAATATATGTTATTGTTCTATTATCTCTTAATGCATCTATCCATTTACTCCACACTTCGTCAAAACTATCGAACGCATCCAATTTTTTCTCTAATATACTTTGTCCTCTGCCTTTATATTTCTTTGATTTATTAAACATCATAGGTACAGCCAACATAAAATTTGTGTCTCTTGGTTCTTTTAAATCTGCTGTTTCTGGAATAGCTCTGTAATTATCCATTAATTTGTCATTTTTGTATAGTTCATATTTTATTCCATTTTTTGAGTATTTTTCAAATAAAGTATAGCAAGCATCTTTTTTATTGTATTTATTTTTAAAGTTTATTCCTGTTATCCTTCCTCTTGTATATTCGTAATCAACATCTTGTCCAGAATAAAACTCTATTATTGGATATTTACTTATGTCTGTATCATAACTTATCTTAAATGCACCATCACATTGCACAAATACATCAATTATTGCTTGTTTTAATGTTTCTTTAAAGTCATTTTCTTTTGCTATTTCTTCCCAATTTGTTTGTGCTTCATTGTTTCCTTTAACTTCTATTTTATTAAAACTATCAACTATTATATCAGCTAACATATCAACTATCATAGCAGGTAATCCAGTATGTATTTTTCTGATATTTATACCAGTTGTACTTTGTGCTGCCCAAAACTTAGCATTTCCCATCAAGTCATCTGTTTGTGTATAATATTGATGTAATTCTGAGGCATCTCCTCTATACCACAATAGATTTCTAAAACAATTACCTTCAAATGTATTTGTTTCTTGTATTGTTATTGTGTCTCCTACGCTTGGTTGTATTTCTAACCAATTTCGTATTACATTTTTTATTTTGTCATTGACTGTTCCCATTTTATTCCTCCAAACTTTCAGTTGTTGCAATTTCACTATCTTGACCTTCTATTATTCTAATTACTTCTATTGGTGCTTGTTCTTTATATTGTTTATATTTTAATTCCTCTTGTATTAATTCTTCATATCTACTTTGATCTATCTCAATTGTTGGTGTTTGAAATAATGTGCTTCTTGTACTCATATATTATTCCTCCTCATCTTTTATCAATTTCTTTATTACTTCCCAATTACCAATTTTCTTTTTGTGTGGTAACCAAGCATATTGACAACCATTTATGCTGTGGTCATTTCCGTCTTCTGGTTGATTATCTTCATCAAATGAATATTTGTTACATTCATCTATATAGTCTTTGCAAGTTTCAACAATTAAAAAATCACCAGTATTCAACCAACTTTCTTGTAGTTGAACTCTAGTGATTATCTTTGTCTTTTTCCATGCATTTTCAAAGTTATATACTAATGCATTTTGCCTTTTTGCTTTGTTTGCTTCCATTATTGTTCCTTGGTCTGCATTATCTATAAAACAAGTTCTTGCAAATCCCCATTCATTTTTAAATTCTTCCATGAATTGTATTATCCATTGAACTACATCACTTGGTGCAAATGGTATTGTTCTATCTCTATTATTAAATGTTCTTTCTTTTAATAATACACATTTATTATCTGTTGTTATACCTATACCTTCTAATGTTACCTTGTCGTGGCTTTCTTTTGAGTATGATGTATCACAACCAATAGAAAATAATTTGAATTTCATTTTCTTAGCTTCTTCTACTGTTATTATATTTTTAGGTTGTAAATTGAAGCATAAGCCTGTTGCTTTTCCTCTTAGTCCTTGTATTTTGTTTTTATACATTTTTGTTCCTATCGGTGTTGCATCTATTTTTTCTTGTATATCTTCTTTTGTAAGTGCTGCATTGTCGTAAAAAGTAAAATACCAGTGTACCCAACCTTTTACATGAGGTTCTTTTAATTCTTTTAGTAATTCTGTTGGATAATCTTTTTCATACTTTGGTATTGGTCTACTTTTATTTATAAATTCTTTATATATGTCTAATGATGGATCATCTGGATTTGATGTTGTCATCATGTATTTACATCTATGCGTAACTTCTCTCATAAACCCCATATCTGCCAAGTTTACTTCATCTAGATATACACACCCAACTTGTCCCCCTAAAACTTTTTTCCATCTTTTTTTGTCACCATAACCACATACATATATTATCTTTTCACCTTTATTTGTGTCATATCTTATATGTGGTAGTCTTATTTTATCTTTTCCTTTTGGCCAGTACTCTGCTATATCTTCGAATTGTTCTAGTAAACCATTTTCGGAGTTTATTACATTCTTTTCTACCGTTCCTACATCATCACCTGCAATAATATGATACTTCTTATCAGAATCAGCAACCATGCACATAAACTTGAATATTCCTACTGTTGTTTTTCCTGCTGCAGTTGTTCCTTCTAAAAACTCTCTTTTACATTTTGTTTGTAAGAACTCTTTATATTTTTGACTTAACTTTAACATTACACATCATCTGCACTTTGCATTTGATTTAATATATCTGATATAGCATTTTTCTTTTCTTCTTTTTCTTGAACATTTACATCCATTTTGTCATTAAATATTCCTAAATGTCTTCCTAACAATTCAAGAGCTTTAACTTTATCACATGAATCTACTTGTATTCCAAATTTGCCTTCTTTTATTCCAGACAATGCTTTTTTCTGTTCTTCTGTTAATTCATCTGTAGGAGTAAACTCTATTCCAGTATATTCTTCTTCCTTATAATCAACTATATCTTCTCCATCGAATATTGGTACATTTCTTTTCATCTTCTTTAATTTTGCATAATCACTTGCTTTTGAAAAGGCTATTGCTGCCAACTCTTTTATTACCATGTCTTGTGTTATTTCTGTTCTTTTTTCTCGTTTTTTCATTCTTTCTGATATGTATTCTTGAACCTTAGTATTTCTTAGCAATTTACTACCATTTACATTAGCGGTTTCGTCTTTTTTACATCTTGAATAAGCAACCTTATATGCTCTTGTTGCATTAAGGTCGATTAAATACTCATCACAAAATCTTTTTTGTGCATCTGTCATATAAGATTCCCTCTCTTTCCTTATTTGTTTTTAAATTGTTTTATCAATGTGTCTAATATTGTAGCCAAAATAAAAAGAGTAGTCGCCACAGCAACCGCTCCTACACAAATTAATATTACAGCTAAAAATATATTCCACATAGTCTTATACCTCTTTTCCTGTCACTTTGTCTACTATCTTTACTATAACATCAGCTTCCCATACATAGTAGCTTCCTATTTTTGATACTTTCTCGTTTTGATTTTCTAATATTACTTTTTTCTGTTCTAAATTTAATTTTCTATTTACTTTTATTTGACTTATTTGTGAATTATCACATTCATATCCTTTTTTATTTAGTATAGTTACGACCAAGTTGTTTTTCGCTTTTGATATTTTTATACTAAGATTTTTTAACTTCTTTGATTTTACCTTTAAATACATCTTTGTTCTCCTTTATTTCTTTATGTTTAAAGCAATAATTATAGTGCCTGCATCTCTCACATTTATATTTCATACAATTTTCGTAATTAATCTTCTTTTTCATAGTACGCACACTTTGTTATGACTACGTCATTTAAGGCGGATATTCTTATCTCGCATAGATCTTTATCTTTATTTTTACAGTTCTTACAATTTTCTTTTACATATTTCTCATATCTTTCTTGATTAGTCATAACAACACCTCTTTCGTTATTTTATAAAATACTAGAAAATGATGTAACTGCACATCACTTTATACTATTTTACGGCACTAGGGGCTCCTATACTAGAACGGAGCAATTACCTATAACCTAGATTTATAACTTTATTGTTATCGTAAAAATTACTAAAAACGCTATTTGTTTTCGTATAATAGTAAACCGCTCTTTGTAATTACATCTAGCATCGCCAAAAGAGTAAAAGCTTTGGTTTTGGAATCTAGATTCGAACTAAAAACTAGAGGTTCAAAGCCTCTTGTGATACCTTTTCACCATTCCAAAATATCTAAGGCTTAACTAGAATTGCCTTGTATATACGAATCTTATGAAAGGAGTGTGCCTAGTAGCAACATATATATCAACTTATCTAGTATCAGTTAATAGCATAAATAATAGAGCCTATCGTTTGATAAGCTCTTCGTTTTAACCTAAATTTTTTTTATTTTTAAGTAATTCTATTATTTGGTCTAACTTTTCACAAACATTATCCAAATTATTTTCTGTATATGGTGGTTCATGCCCTTCAATCATACTTAAAGAGTTTATCATTATATCTAGTTTTTTCTCTAAGTCTTGATTCATATATAACACCTCCCTTCTAGAAGATATTATATATGATTTATTTTACAAATGCTGTCGAAATGTGTCGAAAGAGTCAATTTTTTGTTAGTCCTTTTCTGTTTATATAGTCTTACCTATCTATCCACGATACAATTATAACACGTTTTTTTGACAAAAAAGTCTCATTTTTGTCTCACTTTTGGCTCACTTTTTTTATTTCTTTATGCACTGCATATACAAGCTCGCTATGTCTACGCTTATATGTTCCTTCTGACATACCTTCATTTATGATGTCCCACTTATCTTGTCCTAGTTGATATTGATGTTTAAATATGTATTTTGCATTCTTGCTGATTAGCTCTATTGCTTGATTCACAATCTTTATTTCTTTTGATGCTTCCTTAATATTTGAATCTTCTTGTAGCTTAATAACACTGTCTAATACTCTATCTGATGTTGAGTATGGAGCTTTTGGCATTCCATCTACATCTACAGCACATAAACTCATTATATCATCTCTTATATTCATCAACTTAATTTGATTGTAATTATATCTCTTTAAACAACCTTTTGCTTCTTTGTATTCTTCTTTACTAAGCTTCATTTGTACCTCCTACAATTATATCTTTACATTCTCTGGATGCACTGTTAGTTTTGGTGGTTCAATCTGCTGTTTTAGCACTCCTAGTTGATACAGACTAAACGTTTCCTTATATCCGTACTTCTTATTTTGGTATAGAAACGTTGTTGCATTGTTTCTTTTTACAAACTCATATTCTTGTTTATTCTTTATTACTACTCTTGGTATCTTCATATGTTTTCCTCTTTCTTTTTCAAATTCAATACATTTTGTACTTGTTTCTGAGAACTTCACTCAATTTTTCATATAAACTTTACTGTTTTGGGTTCATTTTGTAATTTTCTAATAGTTCATGTAATGTTTTTATTCTTTCATCAGTTCTAATCTCTAAACACCATAATACAGTTTTTTCTTCTTTAGTTTTTGATTTTTCTCTTCGTTTAGATATATCTTCTAATTTACCTTTCAATTCTTCTAATTCATCTTCTATTTTTTTCTTTGAAATATAATTCTTATCTACATAGTCTAAATCTAATTGTTTTGAATATTCTTCATTCTCTTTCTTTAAAATTTCTATTACATGTTTATATTCAATGTCATCTGCTTTTATATCATCTTTTAATATTTGTATCTCTGCTTCTTTATCATCTAGTTTTATATTTAATTTGTCATTTTCTTTTTGTAGTTTTTCTATTAGATTTAATATTGTTTTATTTGCTCTTATTTCTTGCATTAAATAAGCTATTCGAGGTTCATCTGACATATCTTCTTTTTCTATTTCTAATTCATCAAGCAATCTTCTTGTCCTTGCATTTATTACTCTTAAAGCTTTCTTTTCTTCTTCGTTCATTTATTTCTCACTTTCCAGTAGTTCTTGTAAAATTCTTTTTTGTGCTAGCAATTCTCCTGCCTTTTCAATAAATTCTTCATCTAATCCACCTTTTGAATCATCAATACTTTTATCTATTTTTCTATTTAATTCTTCTATCTTGTCTTTTACTTTTTGAAGTGAAATTGAATTTGAATATCTTTGTACTAATAATTCATTTATTTTCCTTGCTGTTGCTTCTTGATTTTTTAATCCTTCGTTTTCTTTTTGTAACGCATATAATTTTATCGCTATTACACCGTCTTTCATTTCTGCTTTTAATTCTTCATTCTCTTTTAATACTCTTTTATAATCTGATAAAATATGTTCTATTGTTTTAATTTCATTCCCTGAATCGTATTCAAAATCTATTGTCAACCAATTTATAAAATTTTCAATTATTTTTATATCTTCTTCTATACTATTTTCTTTCACTTAAAACACCTCGATTTCTTCTGCTTTTTCTATGCTGACAGTTTCACAAACTTTTAAATTAAAGAATGTAAACTCTCCTGTTTTATAATCTATCTTTAAATCCACTTCACACATTGTTTGTTTTAGGCAGTCAAATATCCATAAAGGTATTTTTATGTACTTGGGAAAATTATGATACTTCGCGATATAATCATGTATTCTGTTATTAACAATACATTGTAATTCTAAATATTCGATGCTATCTTTAGTGGTTCTTTTATTTATTTTTTCTTTCACTATGTATCACTCCTCTCTTAATTTTTTTACCTTCTTTTAATTTATACATCTTTCTCCTCTCTTCTTGACTGTCTATTACATATATGTTATTATATTTTTGGAGATGTGATGAAATTGGTAGACATACCAGCTTACCAAGCTGGCGGATATTATCCATGCGGGTTCGAATCCCGTCATCTCCACTGAGCACCTACTTTGTAGGTGTTCTGTTTTATTGTTTTGAAATAACTATTTTTCTCCTAATAACTCTGGATTATCGTATATATTACCAATTACTTCTAATACACTTGCCCAATCATTTAATTTTTCTTCTTCATAAGTTCCATTTTCATATAAAATAGAAAAGTAAAAACTAGCTTCTTCTTCATTCCAAGTTATTTCTCCCATTACTTCATCTTCTTTATCTACAACTATATCTCCTTCATATATTTCTTTTCCATTTTTATCGTGCAAGCCTGTGTATTGTCCTACAGTATCTTCTAATACACTCCAAGCTGTTGTCTCTTTCTTTATCATTATTGCTTTCCCTTGTTTCCACTTTTCTTGCACTAAATCACCATATTTCCATTTGTTCTCGTAATTTTTTCCTCTAAACTTTATTTCTCTATTCATCTTCTTCATCTCCATTCTTTTTAAATTTATCTTTAGCTTTCTGTGTTAAAGTATAAACCTTACAAAATAGATAAGTATTAGATTCAGTATACAACCCATTATCATATTCCTCAAAAGCTGTTGGAACTTTCTCTAATTTTAAATATCCTTCTTCTGCTAATTGTTTATAGGCTTTTCTTATCTGATATGTAGATGTTTTCATTCTATGAGCTAAAAATTCAGCCGAAAATCCGTCTCCCCAGCAGCCTGCTATCCAAAATTTAGTCTGTAAATCATAAAACATTTCAAGAACTTCTTCTTTAGATACTTTTTTATATTTATTCATCTTCTCCTCCTGCTTTATAGCAATTAGCCTCAAACTGCTCTTTTGTTAGTATTGTTTTTATGTTCCAAAATTGTTTAACTTTTTCTTCTAAAAGCAATAAGTTATCTTCATTTTCTACAAAATACTTAAAACTACTATGTAATCCTGTCCTTATTTCTACTATATCTCCAACTTCTATTAAATCTATTAGTTGTTTGCTGTGGTTTACTATCACCTTTTTAAACATTTCATTATTGTAAAGTACGTCTTCTTTCATTCTAAAATCATTGATATAAATAATTCTGTCAAATCTATATATTCCAGCTTCATAATCTATGCTTTTAATTTGAGCTATTCTTCCTTCTTTTGTTTTCACATATTCTCCAACTTCTATTTTATTTCCCATATGAACCTCCCATTACTGCTGTAGAGCATCTATCAGCTCTATCTGTTGCTCTACTTTATTTTGTAATTCGTTTACTTCTAACTGTTTCTTATATAGTTCATATCCTCTACCCTCAGCAAGTATAATCAAACCTAAAATTATTATTAAAATAAAAATTGTATCAATAAAATCTTTCTTATTCATTGTTGAAATTTCCTTTCGTTTTATCTAAATATGTTACAGCTACTGCATAAGCACTCCATATGTCTGCCTTAAATCCATAAAACCAACCGGGATTTCTCTTTGTTCCAGCTGTTCCAAATCTGTCTATTAAGGCTTGTCTTATGTTGCTGTCTTTTGCTTTCATAGAATTGCATAAATTCATTTTTTCTTCTTTACGATATATGTAGTCACAGTCTATACCTAGCTCATATGCTTCTTGTATAAATCTACCAATCCACACACAAGTATCAAATACTTCTTTACCAACTGGCATTCCATAGCAAGCTACCATTTCTATTACTATCTTGTCATATTCTGCATGTTGTATTACTAGACTTAATTTTTCATTTTCGATTTTTCCTTTTTCAATTATCTGGTATGTTTTGCTATCTGCAATACAATATGCACTCTCTATATTTCCGTGGATCTATTGCTAATATTTTCATCTTTTATCTCCAATTCTTCAGTTAAATACTGATATGTATATTTAGGATTATTTTTTCTTTGTTCTAGTTCTTTTAGATTTTTCAACGCTTGTATTAAATCTTTTTCTATAAACTTGTTTTTATATTTATCAATAAAAGTATTTTTCAATGACACTACTACATCTGTTTCATCTTTTACTTTTCTTCTTTCTCCCCTTACATATTTCAATTGTTTTACTATTTTACATGCTCTAACTGCATCTATATTATGATTTTCTATATAATGCAGTAGCTCATCTTGTTTAATATCCCAAATACTTTGTTGATTTCTTAACTCTAATAGTCTTTTATCTATATCTTGAAAGAGTGTTAATGTGTATTTTAAAATATCTTCTATTTCCATATTCTCTCCTGTTTATCTAACTCTAATTTAATTTGTTCCCCTTCGGTACCCGTAACATACTTGCACTGTTTAACTCCTCTAAAATAAATGTTTTCTAATTGTTGACATCCGTCTACATAGTCCATATTTCAGTGCTTTTGCACAAATACCGAGTTAATTGTGGATAACTCATATCATTCTCCTAATAAATTCTTGAAATATGATTCATGTTCAAGGCTTCAAATCCCTTTAGCGTTCTTTCGTAAACTGCTACTGTCTTCCCTGTATACTCACATTTCTTTTTATCTATCGCTTTAACCATTCCCATATCTTCCAACTCTGACAAGCGTGGCGCGGTGTAATTCCTTTCCGTGCTAGGAATAAACCCTAAATCAAATAACTCCACAGCTAACTCTTTGGCTGTTTTAGGCTTGTCTAATCTATTCAATATCTGTATGTATCTTATTTTTGTTTTATCTTGTATATCATCAAATGACATTTGTCTTGTCTTTGCTGTTATTGTACTCATTTGTGTTCACTCCTTCCTTACAAACCTAATTCTTTTAAGGTGTATTTCTTGTTTACTTCCATTCCTTTATACATCGTTTTGTTTGTTATATATGGAAAAACTAGTTTATCATTGTCCTCACAAACTATTCTTATATAGGGATTTATCTCCGTTATTTCTTTTTTCTTTTGTATAAATTGTATTCTTTTTCTGAATGGTCTAATTACCTCTGCTAAATATTTCTTTTCTGTTTCATCAAGTACTTCTTCTCTCTCAAATACTGTTTCGTATTTGACTGGTCTTTCGACTTTGACTATGTCGTTCTTTTCCTCTCCATCTACATCTTTCAAATCCTCTGGGTAATATCTTAATGATGTAAAGAGATCGTTTCCATACAATTTATCTCCAGATACAATTTTCTTTAGTCCATTTCTGTATGTAACTATATCTCCATCCTTTAAGTCTAATTTTGTGAATTTTACTTTTGTAAATTCATCTTCTCCCATCCACCATAATTCGTTTTCTTTAAGTGAACTACATGTATAGTCTCTATCACTAATTTCCTCTATTTTTACAATTTCTCCAATATTAAACCCATGTCCATGTCTTTTGGCTATTACTCTTACTTTATCTCCAACCTTAAATTTCATCTTATTTTTCCTCCTTCATATTTGCATATAAGCTGTCCAAATTTTCATAACTTCTTTGACTATAGGCGTTATATGCTGTTTTGTTTTGGGCGTATTTATTCTCTTGCTTTCTTTTCTTAGCCTCATCTACAACCCAACTTAAAATTGCTCTGTAATCACTCTTGTACTTTTTTCCTTTTGAGCCTTTGTAGTTATCAAGAATTTTGATACATTGGTCTGTAAACTCTGTTCCATAAGTGCTTACTAGCTTTTCATGTTCAGCATTGGTCATGGTTACAAAATCTGCAAAGTGTATTTTTTCTTCTTGTTCTTTTTTATTTATTTTATTTTCATTTTCTTTACTTTCTTTTACTTTATTTGCATTACTACTGCATTGCTGTTGCATTGCTATAGTATTATTATTCCATCTTTTCTCTGCCTTTTCTCTTGCAACAGCAGACTTTCGGTCTTTTTCTAACATTCTTTTTAACAATGAGTTACTGAAAAAGTATCCATTTTCTTCTTTAAAGAGCTCATATTCATTAATACAGTCTTGTACGTATTTTTCTACATCTATATTAGTATTGGTTAGCGTCTTTATTGCCCTATATATCTTTTTATCAGTCTGTAATTTATAGCTTTCTTCGTTTCTCATCATCTCTATAATTGCCCAAAATAATCCATACCCTTCTAGTCCATAATCAGCTCTCATGTTAAGAATTTTAGTATCAGTTATTGCATTACTATCATGTGAGAAATAATAAGTCTCTTTAGCCATATCTTCTCATCTCCCTCTGACTTTCTCCTTTCGTTAATCTAAAAGGACATAGAAACCTTATAAGATTTTTATAAGATTATTTCTATGTCCTCCTTTCTTTATAAATAATTGCGACCTATTAATCTTATAAATTCTTCTCTTGTATGATTTTCTTCAAATTTCTTTTGTGCTTCTCTTTTTAATTTTTCATCTAATGCTTTACCATATTTTCCATGAACTCCATATGTTCCTCTATGCTCTTCTGATGTTAGCCATACTTTAAGTCCATATTTTTCACTTATTTTTCTATTAGCAGTCCCAAAGAATATGTGATGTTCTTCTAAATTGTATGTTGCTCCTGTTAAGTAACTTTCTTTTCTGTCTTGTAATATTGATTTAGGCATCTTAGCCTCCTATTCCAAGTCGAGGATTGCCATATTCTCTGTTATATTGTGCTTCCAATTCTCTTATTTTGAGTTTATAGAAGTTTATTCCCTCACTAGAACTATTTACTAATCCTTCGGCAATATCTCTCTCAAATCTTAATTTGGCTATTTCTGGCTTACCTCTTGCTATGTCTGCAAGATGTGTTACTGCTTGTCCTTCCGCTCTTAATCTTACAAGCTCTTTAGATAATGCTGTCCTATAATTATATTCCTTAACTGCATAATCTTTTTGATAGTCTTTATAGTTACTTAATGCTTTTTGTAAATCATTCATTGCTTCTTTTATCTCATTCCACATAACTGCCTCCTATTAGAATGGCAAGTCATCATCTGGAGCTATGATTCCATTATCATTATTTTGATTTTCTGTAATATTTGTTTGATTTGCTTTAAACTCGTCATAATCTTTTATAAAGGCTTTTAATTCATCTGATATACCGATTGCTTGCTTTATTCTTTCTTGCATAAATTTAGGTATTTTTTCATAATTTGAATACGTCTGTTGTTCATATGTATCAAATATGTACCCTGTTTTAGGTACTTCTACTGTCGTTCCTTTTGGCAATGCCATTATTCCTGCTATGTTATTAAAATGCTTCCCTTCTTTTTCTTCTACAATAATCTGCATCTGGCAAGCTTTATTTAAAATATTGCTTAAATCAAAACCTGTTAACTCATCTGCTGTAAAAGGCTGTCCCCTCCAAGATTGCAAATCCTTTTTTAATGTGCTTTTCTCCCCTAAACTAAAACTGTACTCCTTACTTACTGTCCTTGGATATTTTTCTCCGTTTATTTCAACTTCTTCGCCACATATTACCCAAATAATTCTGAACTTTCTTATATCCTTTTGAAACTTATCACTTCTTTGTACTCCTAAGTCTACTAATGCATTTGAATATGCTGTATAAACTCCTGCTTCCAACATAGGTATTTCTGCTCCACCATTTTCTTTAACTATCATACTCATAACTAATTTTCCTCGCTTTCATTTACTTTTTTACTATCCATTATTTTTTCGTAATCTTTATAAACTATATTATTGCTATCAATTAAATCTAAATAATCCATATTATTTTATCCTCAAACTTTCTCCTCTTTCTTCCAAATGAGCAAAAGGTAATTTCTTGCCTTCTTCTAATGCTTGTCTTATTTTGTCTGTGTCATTTTCAACTACTGTTTTTGTGTATTCAGCAGGCACTTCGCTATCTATTGTCAATGCTTGCTTTCCGCCATTCTTTGCTATACTAAAACTAAATAAATTAGTTGCAAATCTTGTCTTTCCTGTTTCTTTCATTGCATTAAATAAATTGCTTTTTAATGCTTTTACTCTATTTTCAAATACCTTAGCACTCTCAGATAATCTTTGAGCTTCTTCTTTTCTAGCTTTTGCCTTTGTTTCTAACTCTTTCATAATCTTTGCATAATTGTCTGCTTTATCTTCTATATCCCCTTCTATGCTCTCCAACGTATCTAGTACCATTTGCTCGTCTACATCGTCTTGATATAGCATATTTAATACTTCATCGTAATTCTTTGTTAATTCATATATGTTACTCATTACATACCCTCCATTTCATCAAAAACTCTATCTTCATAATCTCTGTCTGCTTCTTCAAGCTCATGTTCGTATCTTGCTTGTCTTTCTTCTGAATCCGTCGTTTCTATAATATAGCCATTTACTATTCGTATCATATCTGTTCCTTTCCACAATGTGGACAATATTTATAAGTTTCTTCTAGTGTTTTTCCACAGTTGTAACAAACTCTGATGTCCTTTCTTTTAGAAATTTCAATTTTGTCCCCTACTTGTAATATCTCAAGAGGTTCTCTAATCTCTATGTTTAAATTTTTTCGTATTTCCATTGGAATAACAATTCTTCCTAATTCATCTAGCCTTCTTGTAATTCCTACCGCTTTTCCCATTTGACTTTCCTTTCTATCTTGTGCTATAATTAGTACAAGAGTTCATATTTATGTAATTCAATTGAGTTAGTTTTTTGATTGGTAGTCGCAAACTGACTCATTTTTTTCGTCTATCAATAGCTCATATATTGTATTTGTAGCCATTTCAGATATTCTCTTCTTTATAACTTCTCTATCTAAATTGCTTTCATTTAGATTTCTTATTTCTTGCAATACTCCTGCAAGGCTTATTTTTACATCTTGAATTTCTATTTCTTTTCTTTCAATTACTCTTGTTAGCTCTTGTATTGTTTGAGCCTCGTCTATATTCTTTTCTGACATACTATTTCACTCCTTTCTTTAATTCTTTTAATCTTAATTTTAGCTTTGCCATTGTTACCACATGCCATATGTAGCATTTATCTAGCTTGTCCATACTCTTCCTCCTTAGTTTAATAATTTGTTTGCTTTTTTCATTGCAAATTTATATATGCTGAATCCACTCAATCTATATACTGCTATTTGAACTAATAACAATATTGCTATAAACTTTGTTATTTTAGTTGCAAAATATAATATAAAAAATGCTATTTCAAATAAGTTATACATGTTTATCATCTCCTTTCTACTAACATTTTTGTTATTAAATTTAATGTTGTTTCTGCTTCAATTCGCCTTTTTCGTTCTTCCTCATACAACTCCTTGGAAACAGCATTTCCGCCAACCTTGATTTTGTATTGTCCCCCTGGAGTCTTTCGATATTCAACTTCTCTATTATTTATCATTTGAAGAACAACCTCATATCCTAGCTTAAAACGTTTCATATACTGTCTTAGACTTATCCATTCTTCCATTTTCTCACGCCCTTTACTGTTCTATCATAGGAACAATCCCATTTTTCTTTAACAAATCATAAAGAAATAGTCTACCTTTTTGAGTCCATTTTGTATTCATTGTTACATCTTTCCTTCCATCCTGATGAGTGTATTCAACTGTTTCACTATGCGTATATCCACAATTATGATAATTACTATATAAAAACCATTGATGTCCCTGTTTAAATTGTACCTTTAGTTCATGTAATTTTTGATTTAATGCTTTTGCAGACATTCCATAATCTTTTGCAATCGCTGTTATAGTTACTAATGCTTTGCTTTGTAATATTTGGTCTAAATAATCCGCTTTGGGTTTTAATTCTCCTATTAATTGTTTCTGCTGTGTATTTTCTAGTTGTAGCACGTTTAGTCTGCTCTCTGCTATTTTTAATGCTCTTGCCATTATTTTCTCTGGACTATTAAAGTCTTTTTCTACTTGTATAAAATATTGCCTTACTTTTTTGCCATTTTCATTTCTTTGTATCATTGCAATTTCTTTTGCCATATCCAACTTAATTGCATGGTCATTATAGGTTGTCTCATTTCCTTGAGCTGTTACTCTTTTTTGAGTAATAGTACAATAATCTTGATTTTCTACAAATCCATAATCTTTCATTCTATTAAACCAATCATTGTATCTTGTGCTTACTCCTAATACTTCGTATAGTTCTCTGCCATTTACTATTGGCTCTTGATTTTCATTTATTTCAATTTTAATTAATTCTTTCATGACAAGCTCCTTTGGTTATTTTTTTAACCATTATTCTAAAAAAATAAAATCTTTGTAATTCAAATTATTATTTTCACAAAAATTTATTATAGCATTGCAAACTTTTGAACTAGCAACATTAGCTTTTTTATTTAGTATTTGATTCAAATAACATCTATCTATCTGGATTGTTTCTGCAAAAAAAGTTTGATTTCCTCTAAATTTTGTGTTAATTAATTGGTTTACACTATCCACATTTACTCTCATATTCTCACTCCTCCCTTTTGGTTACTTTTTTAACCAAGCTCATTATATAAGATACTTCATTGAAAGTCAATACTTTTTGGTTATTTTTTTAACATTTTTTGTTGATTTTTTTAAAGTATTGATATATACTATATTCAGGAGGCTTTAGTATGTTTAATAAAGATGATTTTGCTGAAATCTTAACAAAAATTTATAAAACTTATAACAATCAAAGAGATTTTGCTGACGCAACAGGAGTTAATAGGGCATATTTATCTCGTTATATGAATAAAAAAATAAATAATCCACCTTCTCCAAAAATTTTGGAAAAAATAGCTAATAATTCTAATGGAGTAATATCTTATGCTCAATTAATGGAAGTCTGCGGGTATATAGATGTTTCGGTAGACTTTGATAGTACACAAATAAAGCAAAGAACTGAGTACATCTTGAATAATATAGATTATCTATTATCTATAGGGTTATCCTCTCAACAAATTTCTAAACTCCAAGACATTATGAATATGGATTTTTCATCTAATGAATATCACCAATCAATAGATAATTTTATTGCAACTTTACCACTAGAAACAGCATATCCCCTTTTAAAGTTTTTACAAAGCATGATTAATGATTTATCGGTTAAAAATCAAGAACAATTAGCGTTAGCTCAAAGTTTAAAAAAGGATGCAGAAGAACTACTTAATAATGCAAAATCCTTGAAAGACTTTATGCGTATTGAAAAAAAATATTTAAAAAAATCTCAAGTTTATATGTGCCCTGTCTATGGTCAAATAAGTGCAGGACAACCAAACTGGGCTGAAGAATGTATCGAGGGAAGATTACCTATTGATCCAAATCTTATGAATATAGTGGATCCAGAAGAATGTTACTTTTTGCGTGTAAATGGTGAAAGTATGAATAAAGTCGTAAAAAATGGTGCTTATGCTCTTATCCGTAAGACTGATTGGGTTGATGATGGAGAAATTGCAGTGGTATTAGTTAATGGATATGATGCTACATTAAAAAAATTTAGCAAACAAGGAGATTTTGTTGTTTTAGAGCCAATGAGCAATGACCCAAGTTTTAAAACGCAAATTTATACAAAAGATACTCCAATAAAAATAATTGGTAAATACATCGGAAAGTTTGAAATAAAAAACTAAAGATAAGTTGTAACAGACTTATCTTATTTTATAGGAGGAATCATGGCAAAGAAAACTAATTTTGAAGTCAATGGAAAAAAATATTTCCGAAAAACAAAAACAGTTGGGCATAAACCAGATGGTACAGCAATTAGAAAAACATTTTATGGCAATGGTGTAAATGAAGCTAATCAAAAAGCTGATGAATATATGAATAATATTAACAATGGAATGAGTCTTGATTATAAAGAGATGACTATTGATATGTTAGTATCGACATGGCTATATGATATAAAGGCAAATGATATTAATTTCAAACCAGGTTCTTTCTCGAGGTATGAAGGTATCTATAGAAATTATATCGTAGATAAAAAAATAAGCTATTTAAGAGTATTCTCATGCAAAACAGCCAATATTAAAGAGTACTACAATGAATTGTCTGCAGAAGGAAAAACGGAAAGTCAAATAACAAACTTAAACAAAGTTCTAAAAGGGGCTTTCAATTATGCGATTCAAGAAGGTTATATTCTAAGAAATCCATGTCAATTTGTTACAATTCCTAAATCAGAAAATGAAGATTTTGATGAAGTAGACGATGAAAATGACTATTTTGATAATACTGACATTGAAAAAATAATAGCTGAATGCAATAAAAGAATTGCTAGTAAGACTACAGACTATCTTCCATATTTAATTCTATTTTCAATCGGTTCTGGTCTTAGACTTGGAGAAGCAACAGGCTTACAATATAAATATTTTTCAAATTATGTAGTAAAAGTAAAAAAGGAATTATGCAAAATAAAAAAATTTAAAGGTAAAGAGATTGTTGGATACGAATATAAATTAATAACACCTAAAACGCCATCTAGTATCAGAGATGTAGACATTGCCTCGCATTTATTTGATACAATAACAAATTATATTGATACAGTTGTTGTAGAAACATATAAACGCAATAAAAAAGAATTTGACGACAATAGCCTAATTTTTGTTAATGAAAGTTGCAATATAATTGACCAATCTAATCTAAGAAAAAAATGGGTTAAGTTCTTGAAAGAAATAGATGTTACATATAAAAAATGGCATGCATTAAGGTCCGCATTTGCTTGCTTATTGTTTTTATGTAGTGCTGATATAAAAACCGTTCAAGAATTGCTAGGACATGCTGATATAAATACCACAGCTAAAATATATCTTCATGTTTTCCCTGATACAAAAAAGAATGCTGTAAATCTTCTTAATCAGAAACTGATGTGATAAAAGTGTGATAAATTTAAAAAGAAAAGAGTAGCAAGTTTCTTATAAATCTTGCTACTCTAGGTTTATGGTCGAGGTGACAGGGATCGAACCTGCGACCTCATGGTCCCAAACCACGCGCGCTACCAACTGCGCTACACCTCGAAATAAGTACCTTTTAAAAAGTACTTATTTAATATATCACAGAATTTAATTTTTTGCAATATTTTTTTGATATTTTTATTTAATTTTATAAACTTTTTACTGCTTCTTGTATCAGTTTATTTTATTCAAACGTTTTATGTAAAGTATTTTGTTGTTTTTATTGCTATTTTCTTATTTCCATGTTAAAATAAAGTTATGGTTTTTATATTATTTTCTCACAAGAGAAAATATCCTGCTACAATTAAAGGAGGTTATACCATGCGGAAAAAAGTGAAACAGGCAAAGTTCGTTAACAGGAATGTCCCTAAGGTATGGGCATGTTTAGACCCCAACGAGATGTTGGAGTTTGGTAAAACGTATCCTGTAGACGATGAATGGACTTTCGGACATTACAATATTGTTAAGCTTCACGGCTTTACCAAATATTTTTTGGCCGATGCCTTCAAATTTTCTTCTGTTTAGCTTTTTCCAAAAACCGTGTACGGTTCCTGCCTTTCGGCAGGTTTTTATTTTTTTGCAAGAGTTACTGATATTTGATATTCCTTATTGCTTCTAACAAGTTTTATGTTTACTTTTTCTCCCACATTTTTTCCATATATATATGTTCTAAGTTCAGACATCTTTTCTAGCTCTATCCCGTCTATTTCTAGCAATATGTCTCCCCTCTTTACTCCTACTTTTTCTGCTGGTGAATTTTTTGTTACGTCTGCTATATATATGCCTTTATCTAATTTAATATTTTGGTCAAGTTCTTGATTTATATATGGTACAATGTTTTTATCATATGCAAATATCCCCAGTGAGGGCGTTATACATTCGCCTGTACTCGTTAATTTTTCTATAATTGGTTTTATTATATTTATTGGTATTGAAAAACCAATCCCTTCTGCTGATGTAATTTTTACAGAATTTATTCCTAAGACCTCCCCATTTATATTAATTAATGGGCCTCCACTATTTCCTGGATTTATTGTTGCATCTGTTTGTATTAAATCTTCCATGTATGATGTTTTATTATCTTCTTCTATCTTAATTGTTCTATTTAATCCACTTATTATTCCAGATGTTACAGTCCTTTGAAATTCGAAACCTATTGGGTTTCCTATTGCATAGACTTGTTCTGCAACTTTTATTTTATCTGAATCTCCTAAATGCAAGTAATCCAAATTCTTTACATTTATTTTTATTATGCTTAAATCTAAATCTGTGTCTGACCATACTACACTTGCTTTATAATTTTTCCCATTTTCTAAAGTTACATAGCATGTACTATTTTTCTCTCCTGACACATGTTGATTTGTAACAATATATCCATCCTTTGAAACTATAAAGCCTGTTCCCAATCCTAGATTACTTGCACTATTTTGTAAGAAAATTGTAGTCCCTTTATTGGCAATTTTAGAGATTCCTACAACGGCATTATTTACATTTTCTATCAACGTAGAAATATCTTTTTCTTCTGCTTTATTCGATACAGACGTTGGCTCTGCAATGTAATCACTTGCATAATTTTTTTCTGTTGTAAAGGATATGTACACGCAATATGCTAATGCCACAAATGAAATTATTAATATTATTATTGCAATAGTTTCTAAACTTTTAATTATTTTCTGCCCTCTATATTCTCTCAAACTAATTCCTCCAATATCCATTTTTTCTTATTATTACCATTGCATTTCGTTTTATTCAAATCATCTTCATTTGATTTAATTTTGTTGTTTACACAATGTATTATTGCACACTTGTTATTTTGGGCTGTGTTTCATGCAATTTTAAAAATCACAATTTTTTATAACTAATAATGTCGATTTTTTTCTACGGAATTACAACTTTTTTATTGCAAAATCATCTCTACAATGGTAAAATGTGACCGTAGGTGATTTAAGTGAAAAAAAATAAAATATATGAAGAAACTAAATGTACAAATTTCAGAGAATTAGTTAGTTCTTGCTCAGCTCGATTTGGCAATAGAACTGCATTTACTGTTAAGAAAAAAAATAAAGAACTACACAATATTTCTTTTATTGATTTTGAAAATAATATAAAAGAGCTAGGCTCTTCTCTTTTGGAATTAGGCTTAGAAAATAAAAAAGTAGCCATTATTTCACAAGATAGATATGAATGGTGTTGTAGTTACCTCGCAATTGCCACGGCTGGTTGTATAGTTGTCCCTTTAGATTTCATGCTTCCAGAAGTTGAACAACTTCGCTTAATCTTAGAAAGTCAAGTTGATGCTATAATTTTTGATGAAAAACGTCTAAATCTTGCAAAAGATGTAATAACATCTAAAGATTCGAATGTTAAATATTTTATTTGTATGGATTATAATGAAGATGAAAATGGAATTCTATCATTTTCAAAATTATTAAAAGACGGCAAAAAACTTATTGAAAGCAATTCTTCAAAATACGATAGTATTTCTATTGATAAAGATAATTTATCTGTATTAATTTATACTTCTGGCACAACAAACAATCCAAAAGCTGTAATGCTTTCACAATATAATATTTGCTCTAACGTTTCAGCAATGACAACTTTAATTAAATATGAAAAGGATGATAGCATTCTTGTTTTCTTACCTCTTCACCATACTTTAGCTTGTCTTGCTAGTTTCTTATTTTGCTATTATATTGGTTTTAGACTTTGCTTTGCAGATAGTATCAAGGATATTGGAAAAAATATGGTTGAATATAAGATTAGTGGCCTAGTATGCGTTCCTGCAGTTTTAGAGATAATGTATAGACAAATAATAAGAGGAGTAAAAAAATCTGGAAAATATACAGCATTTAAATTTTTATGTGCTCTTTCTAATTTTCTTATGTTTTTCCATATAGATATTAGAAGAAAGTTGTTTAAGCAAGTATTAGATAACTTTGGTGGAAAAATGAGAACTATTATTTATGGTTCTGCTGCAACAGATAAAAAAATTATTCATTTATTTAATACGATAGGTATAGATATGCTTCAGGGTTACGGACTAACAGAAACAGCACCAGTAATTTCATGTGAAAGTGATAAATACCATTTTGAGACTGGTTCTTCTGGGTACGTTCTATACAATGAAGAAGTAAAAATAGATAATCCTGATGAAACTGGTACTGGAGAAATTTTAGTAAAAGGACCTAATGTAATGCTTGGTTATTATAATAATGAAAGTGCAACTGCTCAAGCATTTAAAGAAGGATGGTTCTGTACTGGAGATTTAGGTAAATTAGGTAAAGATGGCTCACTTTTCATTACTGGTAGAAAAAAAGACCTTATAGTTTTAAGTAATGGTAAAAAAGTCTTCCCAGAAGAAATTGAAGCACTTATAAATAAAATTGATATAGTCGAAGAATCAATGGTTTATGAGGATAATGATAAAATTTGTGCCGAGATTGTTTATTCAAAGGATAATATGGCAAAAAATAATTTGGCTACAGTTGATGATGTTCGTTCTGTAATTGAAGAAGAAATTAAGATTATAAATAAAAACTTACCAATTTACAAATATATTAGGGAATTCAGTTTAACTGATGTTCCATTAATTAAGACTACTACACAAAAGATAAAAAGACACGAAGAAATGAAGAAAATTAAGGGTGAATAAATTATGGAATTATATGATCTAACAAATCCACAAAAGTCAATTTGGCTTACAGAGCAGTTCTATAGAGGTACATCTATTAATGTTATATGTGGTACAGTTTTAATTAACGATATAGTAAATTTTGACGTTTTATCTAAAGCTATTAATATTTTTTTAAAAGATAATGATAGCTTTAGAATAAAGCTTTGTTTAGATGAAAACGGAGAAGTAAAACAATTCTTTCAAGATTTTTGTGAGAAACATTTTGATGTTTTAAATGTTTCTAATAATATTGAGCTCAAAAATCTTGAAAAAGAAATTGCAACTTCTCCGTTTAATATTTTAGAAGATGCTTTATTTTCAATAACTCCTTTCCAAATTTTAACTGGTAAAGGCGGTTTCATTGTTAAGGCTCATCACATTATTGCAGATGCTTGTACAGCAAGTCTAGTGGCAAGTAAAATTATGACAACATATTCATCGATATTAAATGAAGATGAAGAAATTAAGAGTATTCCTACCTCATATATTAATTATATAAACTCAGAAAATGAATATTTAAATAGCCCAAAATTTGAAAAAGATAAAGAATATTGGGAAGAACAATTTCAAACAGTTCCAGAGTTTGGAGTTATTCCATCTTTAATAGAATCTTCTGCGGAGTCGAGTCATGCAGAAAGACAAGTTTTTGAAATAGATAATTTTTTATTAAATAATATTAATTCTTTTTGCAAGGATAACAAATTATCTTTGTTCAACTTTTTTATGGCTATTTATGCTATTTATATTGGAAAGGTTTCTAACTTAAATGATTTTATTCTAGGAACACCAATATTAAACAGAACTACTTTTTTAGAGAAAAATACGCCTGGTATGTTTATTAGTACTGTGCCATTTAAGTTTTGCATTCAAAATGACAAGACTTTTGTTGAGTTTGCTCAGAAAATTAGTCTTGACTCTTTATCTATGTTTAGACATCAAAAATATCCATATCAAAATATTTTGGAACATATTAGAAAGAGCAAACCAAATCAGCCTAATTTGTATGACATTTTAATCTCATACCAAAATTCAAAAACAAATAGAAATTCTTGTGAAGTCCCTTATTCTGTAAACTGGACTTTTAATGGTAATGTCGCTGATTCTATGCAAATTCATATTTTTGATATGAATGATGAAGGTTCTTTAAATGTTGCTTACGATTTTAGATTGAATAAATATTCTTTAGCGGATATCCATAACATTCACCATCGAATTTTAAATATTATTAACCAAATTTTAATGTCTTCTAATATTACTTTGGGGAAAATAAATATTGTAACTCATGATGAAAAAGATTTAATTTTAAATAAATTTAATGATACTTATTTAGAGTATAATCACAATAAAACGATTGTGGATTTTTTTGAAGAACAAGTTGAAAAAAATCCGAATAATATTGCTTTAGTGTTTAAAATGAAAACCATGACCTATTCAGAATTAAATAAAAAGGTTAATTCTTTAGCACGATATTTGAATACTAATAAAATTAGAAAGGGATCTATTGTTGGAATTATTGTTAACCGTTCTTTTGAAATGATAATCTCAATTCTTGCAGTTTTAAAAGCTGGCGCTTCTTATATTCCGATTGATCCAGAATATCCAGAAGAGCGTATTAACTATATTTTAGAAAATAGCAACTGCGATGCAATAATTACACTTCAAAAGCAATCTAGCAAAGTACAATCGTTAGGTTTTGAGAAACTAATTATTATTGTGGATTTATGTAATGAAATTGTTTATAATTTACCTGATAATAATTTAAATAATGATATTGCTCAAGATGATTTATCTTATTTGATTTTTACATCTGGTTCAACAGGTAGCCCTAAAGGTGTTATGTTGACACATAAAAATTTAAATAATTTTATTAATTCTATGTTTAATAAGATTTCATATTTAAAAGATGGAAAATATCATAGCATTATTTCCATTACAACAATGTCTTTCGACATATTTATTTTTGAAACTCTTGTTTCATTATGTGGTGGATTAAAATTGTTTATTACAGATGATTTTGAACAAAAGATTACGACAAAAATAGAAAAACTAATTTCTGATAACCATATCGAAATTATTCAATCTACTCCAAGTATTATGAATTTTCATTTAGATAATTCTATGATAAATGGGTTTAGCAGTTTAAAATATATTATGCTTGCAGGCGAACAACTTCCAAGGCGACTAGTAGATAAAATATTAAAGGTAAGCCCTAATTGTACAATTTATAATGGCTATGGTCCTTCAGAAACAACCATTTTCTCTACGGTTACTGACGTTACGTACTTAGATAAGATTACAATAGGAAAGCCTATTAATAATACACAGATATATATCTTAAATGATAATTTGGATGTTTTACCTATTAATTGTATTGGAGAAATTTATATTGCAGGCGATGGTGTTGGCAAAGGATATATTGGTAGAGATGACCTAACCGCTGAAAAATATTTAAAAAATCCTTTTATAGAGGGTTATATAATGTATAAAACTGGTGATGTTGGATTCTGGACAAGTTATGGAAATATTATTTGCAAGGGTAGATCTGATAATCAAATAAAGTTAAGAGGATTACGTGTTGAGCTCGGTGAAATAGAGAATTGCATAAATTCTTTCGATACAAGTGCAAATATTTTATCCTCTGTAATTGTACGTGAAATTTCAGATGCTCAAGTGCTTGTTGCATATATCTCTTCCGATAAAAAAATTGCAATTGGACAATTAAGAGATTTTATTGCCAATAGACTTCCAACGTATATGATTCCTACTTATTTTATGGTACTTGATAAATTACCGCTTACTCCTAACGGAAAAATTGATAAAAAAGAACTTGCAAAATATAGCCTAAATATTGAAACAACAGACTCTATTCACGCTCCTCCAAGGAACATAATAGAAGCAAATATTGTTTCTTCTATTAAAAAGAAGTTAGGAATCAGTAACTTTGGTATTGATGATAATATTTTTGATTATGGGGCTGATTCTTTGTCTATAATAAGTATTTTAACAGATTTATTTCAATATAAAATTTCTTTAAAGGTTTACGATTTTTATAAAAACCCTACCGTTAGAGAATTATATGACAAAGTTCTATGTGCTACTACCGATAATAAATTATCAAATATTACTAGATTAAATTCATTAAATGATATTGCAAAAAGCTTAAATACCTCTGAATCTGGAGTAGAAGAAAACTCAAAAAAATGTGTACTTTTAACTGGTGTTACCGGATTTTTAGGAATACATATTTTAGCAGAACTTTTACAAAATTCAGAAAAAATAAGTAAAATATATTGTTTAATTAGACCGAAGTATCATCAAGATATAAATGAAAGATTACTTGGAACACTACATTTTTACTTTGGTACAAAATATGATAATATAGCAAAACAAATAGTAACTTGCGTGAATTCTGATATGATAGTTGATAATTTAAGTATATCAGCCGAAGACTACGAAAAACTAAAACAAGATGCAGATTTAGTTATACATTCTGCAGCAAATGTAAAACATTATGGTGATTATAATTTATTTGCAGATGTTAATATCGGAGGAACTCAAAAAATAATAGATTTATGTAGATCTATTAATGTTCCACTTTACTACATTTCAACTATGACTATTTCTGGTAACTATCTTCTAGAGCAGAGTTTAACAGACGTTACATTTACCGAAAAGTCATTCTATGTAAACCAAGATTTTACTGAAAACGTATATTCTAGGAGCAAATTGTTTGCAGAATCTTTAGTACTAGAAGCAATTTCAAAAGGGTTAAATGCTACGATTTTTAGAATTGGGGATTTATCAAGCCGTTACTCGGATGGACATTTTCAAAACAACATATCAGAAAATGCAATATACTCAAGATTAAAATCATTAGTTGAAATTTCTGCAATTCCAGATTCAATACTGGATAATGATTTGGAGTTCACACCAGTTGATTTTGCTAGCAAAGCCCTAGTTAAAATAATTTGGTCAAATAATGGATTAAATAGAATTTTCCATATTTACAATCCAAATACAATTACGACAAAATCATTATTGAATTACATGGATACATTAGGGTATAATATAAAAGTTATCTCAGAAAAAGATTTCATGAATTTAGTAAAATCAATCTCAACAGATGAAATCAACCAATATAAAATTAGCGGTATCATTAACGACTTTACAAAGAATAATGACATGATATATAATCACATAATAAAAGAAGATAATTACATCACTTGTAAGTATTTAAATAGTTTAGGTTTCTATTGGCCTGATTTAAATTATGATTATTTCAAAAAATTAATTAAATATATGCAGGATGTAGGCTTTATTAAATAATACGAGGTGTTCAAATGAAAAAATTAAAAGAAAAATTTAATAATATAAGTATTTCTAATAGATTAATTTTATATTTCTTAATAATTTTCTCAGCTTTTGCTGTATTATTATATAAAATTATTCCTATTATTTTAAATTATCCACCAGGAGCCATAAACTCCCAGTTTGATAAAGAAGTATCTATTTTATACTATAAGTATCAATATTTATTGGTCGTTATTGGAATTGCACTTTTCTTTACAGCTTACTTAAAATTCACACTACGTAAAACAGATAAATGGTGGAAGAACAAAAATCCGAATCCTAAGGAAATTGCAAAGGTAAGACATCAAGCTTTACACCTTCCTTATAGTTTATATATTGCTATGGAAATTGTTCCAACATTAATTTTACTTGCAATTTTAATGGCAACAGGAAGTCATCCTGCAATTTTACTATTTAAAATGGGAACTATTATATTTAGTTTTTCTACTTTTATTGCATCTATATTTTTATTGCTTACAACAAGAACCTTTTATCCTGTACTTGTTGAAACATCTAAATATTGCGAAGCTGATAAAAAAAGTAAAAACAGATCTCTAAAGATGAAACTAATATTCCAGCTGTTTCCTAGCGTTTTGGTTATAGCCCTAATACTTTCTCTATTTGGTTATTACAGATTAACCGTAGAAAAAGAATCTTTGTTACATAATTATTATGCTTCTGCCTTATCAAATTCTGTAGATGAAATAAAACAATTACCTAACATAGATACAGCTAATTCAATTTTAAGTAGATATTACAATGCAAATACAACCTTCTGTTTTATAGAATATCCTGACGGAACTATTGAAACAAGTAATGGAACACAACTAAGCCATTTCTTCGTTAAATATATGCATGACTTAGCATCTACATACAATAATACAGTATATGAATCTTACACAATAGATTCTCAAGCAGTCATTCAAACATTTAATTACAATAACCAAGTTTATACTGTTGGTATTTATTACGAAATTGCATCATTCACTACATTCTTGCAATTATTAGTACTTGCTTTTACATTGTTTTTATTTGCATTATTAACAATTTACCTAATTTCATCTTCATTGGTAAAAAACATTCAAAACGTTTCAACAGGATTGAAAAATATTGCAGACAAGGACCTAAGCCAAACTACTAAACTCCCAATAACTTCGGACGATGAATTAGGTGAACTTGAAAACGAATTAAATATTGTTCAAGACTTAAATATGCAATATATTAATCAAATTAAAGGCAATCAAGATATGCTTATGGAGAAAGAACGTCTAGCATCACTTGGACAATTGATAGGTGGAATTTCACACAACTTAAAAACTCCTATAATGTCTATTTCTGGTGCAGCCGAAGGACTTACAGATTTAATTAATGAATATGATGCTTCAATTGGTAATCCAGAAGTAACGAATGATGACCACCATGCAATTGCAAATGATATGAGAGAATGGATAACAAAAATTCACTCATATACATCATATATGTCAGACATTATTACAGCCGTTAAGGGTCAAGCTGTTAATCTTTCTGAAAATGAAAATAATGCATTTACAGTAGATGAATTATTCAAGAGAGTTAATATATTGATGAAACACGAAATTAGCAATGCATCTTTAACACTTACATTAGATGTACAAGTTCCATCAGCAACTACTCTTGTAGGCGATATAAACAGTCTAGTACAGGTTATAAACAATCTAATAACAAATGCAATTCAATCTTACAATGGACGTAAAGGTGAAGAAATAAAAGTCTTAGCACAGAAATTAGATAATAACTTAATTATTTCCGTAATAGATCATGGTTGTGGAATGACAAAAGAAGTACAAGACAAATTATTTAACACAATGATAACTACCAAAGGAAAAAATGGTACTGGACTTGGAATGTTTATGTCTTACTCTACAATAAAAGGCCATTTTAATGGAGATATAACATTTGAAACAGAAGTAAATAAAGGTACAACCTTTAATGTAATACTTCCTTTGCAATAAATTTTTCATAATTTATTGCATTTTTATTTTTTTATTATTATAATAGCATCAGTAATTTTATTTTTGAGGTATCTATTATGAGAAAAAACATGATAACAGCAGAGTCAAATGGTTACAAAATTATCGTTGTCGATGACGAACAAGGTATTGTTGACTCACTATCTATTTTTTTAAAGCGTTCAGGTTATGATTTCACTGGTTTAACAAATCCATTGGAAGCTATTGAACGTGTGCGTAATGAGCATTTTGATATGATGATTCTTGACTTTATGATGGATCCAATTCACGGTGATGAAGTTGTAGAAGAAATACGAAAATTTAATAAAGATTTATATATCTTATTGCTTACAGGTCATAAGGATTTAGCTCCACCTCTTGAAACAATTAAAAGATTGGAAATTCAAGGATATTGTGAAAAAAGTGATAAATTTGATCAATTATTATTATTGATTGAGTCAGGAATAAAATCAATTGAACAAATGAATACAATAAAAACAATAAATAAACAATTACATGATAAAAATGAAGAACTTGAGAGAGCTTATCTAGATACAATTGGAATACTTCGTCAAACTGTTGAAGCAAAAGATCCTTATACAAGAGGTCATTCTGATAGAGTCTCTGAATATTCTGTTTTGATTGGAAAGAAATTAGGATTAGACGAGAAAACTCTTCACATTCTAAAAATTGGTGGCTTATTCCATGATATTGGTAAAATAGGAATTCCAGATAGTATTCTTTTGAAAGAATCAAAATTAAGTGATGAAGAATATTCTCAAATAAAAAATCATCCAATGATTGGCGTGCATATGTTAGGTGATGCAGCAATTTTCACAGATATATTGCCTATTGTAAAACATCATCATGAGCGTTATGATGGACGTGGCTACCCTAGTCAATTAGTTGGAGATGATATTCCTTATGTAGCTAGAATTGCTGCAGTTGCCGACACTTTCGATGCTATGACTTCAAAAAGATCTTATAGAGATTCATTGCCTATAGATGTAGTTAGAGCAGAAATAGAAAGATGTTCTGGTACGCAGTTTGATCCAAACATAGCAAAAGTTTTCCTTGATATAATGGATAACGATTTTGACTTAATACGTGAAATACAGGAAAAATACAAATAAACATTAATTATGTTAAAAAGCTTCAGTCTATTGAAGCTTTTATTTTTTAATATTATTCATACCCTAATACATCTTTATTTTTTATAAATATATAAAAAACTTTCTAATCCTCTTTTTTTATACGAATAAGCCACGGCAATGTATAACGTGTCGAGGCTTTACAAAATATGAATTTTTCTTTATTTGTTATTTTATTTTCATACTTAATTTTACTTTTTGTCTTTCTTGGTCTATTCCAATTACTTGTACTTTTACTACATCACCAACAGATACGACATCAGAAGGGTTTTTTACATAATTTTCACTCATTTCTGAAATATGTACTAATCCATCATGCTTTACTCCAACATCTACAAAAGCTCCAAAATCAGTTACATTCCTTACGGTTCCAGTTAAAATCATGCCATCTCTTAAATCTTCAAACTTAAGTACGTCTGCCCTTAAAATAGGCTTAGGCATCTCTTCTCTTGGATCTCTTCCCGGTTTCATCAATTCATTTATAATATCTTGCGAAGTTGGTTCACCAACATTTAACTCTGTTGCTAGTTCTTTAATATTTTTACTGTTATTTAATTCAGCAAGCTCAGACTTAATCTCTACAAATTTTTCTTTATTTGTTAAATCATTTAATTTATATCCAATCCTACTTAATAAATTTTCTGCAACACTGTAACTCTCTGGATGAACTCCTGTAATTTCTAATGGATTTTTTCCATCTGGAACTCTTATGAAACCTGCACATTGCTCATATGCAACCTTTCCAAGCTTTGGAACTTTTAAAAGCTCTTTTCTTTCTTTTAACTTTCCATTCTCTTCCCTATACTTCACAATGTTCTTAGCAATACCATTGTTAATTCCAGATACATATGCTAAAAGTGATGGTGTGGCTGTATTTATGTCTACGCCTACGCTATTTACAGCATCTTCTACAACACCAGTTAAACTCTGCTCTAAGTTCTTTTGATTTACATCATGTTGATATTGTCCCACACCAATGGCCTTTGGGTCTATCTTTACAAGTTCTGCCAATGGGTCCTGAAGTCTACGGGCAATTGAGATTGCTCCTCTTAGAGAAACATTAATATCTGGATATTCTTCTGTTGCAAGTTTTGATGCAGAATATACAGAAGCGCCTGCCTCAGATACAATTACGTAAACTAAATCTTTATTATATTTTTCTTTAATCTCGGCAATTAAATCAGATACAAATTGCTCTGATTCCCTTGAGGCCGTTCCATTTCCAATTGCAAACATATCTACATTGTATTTTGCAATTAATTTTGTTAATTCTTTTTTAGCTCCTTCAACATCGTTCTGTGGTTCTGTTGGATATACTGTTGTAGTATCAAGTACCTTACCAGTTTCATCAATTACAGCAATCTTACAGCCAGTTCTGTAGGCTGGATCAAATCCAATAACTGTTTTGCCTTTTATCGGACTAGTTAGCAATAATTGTTTGGCATTTTTTCCAAAAACCTTTATTGCTTGCTCTTCGGCCTTTTCCGTTAAATCTGACCTAATTTCTCTATCTATTGATGGCTCAATTAATCTTGAAAAACTATCTTCAACACAAGCCGTCAATAAATTTACATATTGGCTATTTCTATCCTTAATTATATCATTTTCAATTAATTCCAATATTTTTTCAGTAGGCTTTTCTATTTTTACTTTCAAAAACTCTTCTTTTTCGCCTCTATTAATTGCCAATATTCTATGGCTTGGAATTCTGTTAACCTTTTCAGCAAAATCATAATACATTTCATAACTCGATTTTTCCTCTGGTTTAGCTGCTTTTGTTGTTATAATTCCATCTCTGTAACAAATTTGTTTAATTTGTTTTCTATATTTTGGCTCATCCGAAATGGCCTCTGCAATAATATCTAATGCTCCACTCCTGGCGTCTTCTTCAGCATTTACGCCTTTTTCTTCATTAATAAAGCTCTTGGCTACTTCATCAATATCTACACTTGAATCTTGTCCTAATATTATTTTTGCAAGTTCGTCCAAACCTTTTTCCTTGGCAATAGTAGCTCTGGTTCTCTTCTTTTGCTTATAAGGTCTATAAATATCTTCTACATCTGCAAGAGTCTTGATTTGTTCCAAATTCTTCACAATTTCATCAGTAAGTTTTCCTTGTGAATCAATAGATTTAATAACTTCCTGCTTTCTCTCCTCTAAATTTCTTAAATATGTAAGTCTCTCTCCAAGATTTCTTAACTGCTCGTCCGAAAGACCTCCTGTTGCTTCCTTTCTGTATCTCGCAATAAATGGAATAGTATTTCCATCATCAATCAATTTTATGGTACTATCAACTTGGCTCTTTTTCACACCCAATTCATCTGCTATAATTTCCGATATTTTATCCATTATTCTACCTCTTTCCTAATCAAGTTTCCCTTAATATATCACAATATTTTCTAAAATTAAAGCGAACAATAAAAAAGAATCTAAATTGCTATTCAATAAAGACTCTTTTTATCAATACTATTTCAAATTTAAATAAATTAACTTTTTTATTTAATAAAATTGTATATCAAAATTTTATAATTTTTTATTCAATACCTAGGTATTCATCATATGACACTTCTCTATCTATAACCTCATTTTCTTTTATATCAATAATTCTATTTGCAACAGTTTGCATTAATTGATGGTCATGAGATGTAAATATCATATTTCCAGGAAATTTAACCATTCCATCATTCAAAGCTGTAATGCTCTCCATATCCAAGTGGTTAGTTGGCTCGTCCATGATTAAGAAATTTGCTCCAGAAAGCATCATCTTAGCAAGAACACATCTAACCTTCTCTCCTCCAGACAATACATTTACAGCCTTTAAAGCCTCTTCTCCAGAAAATAACATTCTTCCTAAAAAGCTTCTTACATAAGTTTCATCTGGGTCTTTAGAATACTGTCTAAGCCAATCAGTTATAGACAAATCACTTTGGAATAAATAATTATTATCTTTTGGAAAATAATTATTTGTAATCGTAGTTCCCCATATAATTTTACCTTCATCAGGCTCCATCTCACCAGCAATTATTTGGAAAAGAACAGTTTTAGCATTTTCGTTATCTGCCACAATAGCAATCTTATCATTTGGCTTTACAGTGAAGGACACATTATTTAAAATCTTTTCTCCATTGACTGTTTTAGAAATATTTTTAACTTGTAAAATTTCATTTCCTGGCATTCTATCTGGTTTAAAATCTATATAAGGATATTTTCTATTAGATGGTACAATCTCATCTAATTGAATTTTTTCCAATGATTTCTTTCTTGAAGTAGCTTGTTTAGACTTAGAAGCATTAGCACTAAACCTTGCAATAAATGCTTGTAATTCCTTTATTTTCTCTTCTTTCTTCTTATTCTGCTCTCTCATTTGTTTTTGCAATAATTGACTAGACTCATACCAGAAATCATAATTTCCAGGAAACACCTTTATCTTACCATAATCAACATCTGCTATATTTGTACAAACTTTATTTAAAAAATATCTATCATGTGAAACAACAATTACGGTATTTTCAAAATTAATTAAAAATTCCTCTAACCAATTTATTGTTTTCAAATCCAAATCATTTGTTGGCTCGTCCAATAATAAAATATCTGGATTGCCAAATAGAGCCTGTGCCAAAAGGACTTTAACCTTTTCTTTTGCTTCAAGTTCTCTCATATATTTATAATGTTTCTCTGCATCAATTCCAACATCATTTAACAAAATAGCTGCATCAGATTCAGCATTCCAACCATCTAGTTCTGCAAATTTTTCTTCTAATTTTGCAGCCTTCATTCCATCTTCTTCAGAAAAATCTGGTTTAGCATATATTTCATTTTTTTCTTTCATTATATTGTATAGCTCTTGGTTACCCATTATAACAGTATCCATTACTGTTTCATCTTCATAAGCAAAGTGATTCTGTTTTAATACAGAAATTCTCTCAGTCTTTTCCTTAGTAACTTCTCCTTTACTAGGCTCTAACTCTCCAGAAAGTACTTTTAAAAAAGTTGATTTTCCTGCTCCATTTGCACCTATAATTCCATAACAACACCCTTTATTAAATTTTATATTTACATCTTCAAAAAGTGTTCTTTTTCCAAATCTGACTGTTACGCCACTTGCAATTAACATTATTTTCCTCCTAAATTAATTTAACATACATATTATACATTATTTTTAGCTTTTTTTCAATCAATTTATATGGTATATTTAATTAATATTAAA